ATTATCAACGGCGTTAAAAATTCAGCTTCTATTCGCTTCTTGGCGAAGGTTGCAAATATGTTGAAGCCGGAGGACATCACGAAGGAGCGCAAGCGCTTCACGGCGGATAACCTTTCGGCGGAAAATCAGTCGGGAATGGTGATCTACGACGCGAAGTTTGCTGACGTGAAGCCGATCGAAAGCAAGCCGTTCACGGTCAACGCCGCGCAGATGGCGCAGATCAACGAAAACGTGTTTAACTACTTCGGCACGAATGCGGGCATTCTGCAAAACAAATACACGGAGGACGAATGGAACGCGTATTACGAAGGCAAGATCGAGCCTTTCGCGATCCAGCTTTCGCTTGTTATGTCGAATATGACGTACACGGCGCGGGAATTGTCCTTCGGGAACGCGATCACGTTTACCGCGAACCGCTTACAATACGCAAGCAATCAAACGAAGCTGAATATCAGCACACAGTTATTTGACCGCGGCTTGCTGAACCGCAACGGCGTTATGGACGTTTGGAACATGGCGCACGTTGAGGGCGGCGAGAAATATTATATCCGCAAGGAATACGCGGAAGTTTCAGAATTGGGAAAGGAGGTTACACCAAATGCCAAAAAAGACGGATCGGGAGTACCGAACAATGATCCAGCCGCTATTGATCCCGACGGCGGCGGAGAAGCGAATTGATACGGATTTCTACGTGGAGGGCTACGCAACAACGTTCGACAAGCCCTATTTGCTGTATGAGTGGGACGGGAACAAATATTACGAACGGATCGACCGGAACGCCCTTGCGGGTGCGGATATGTCCGACGTAATCATGCAGTATAACCACGAAGGAAAGGTGCTTGCCCGCCTTTCCAACGGGACGCTGGGCGTTGAAGCTAACGATAACGGGCTTTTCACGTTCGCGGACTTGTCGAAATCGCGCGCGGCACAAGATATGTTCGAGGAAATCAAGAACGGACTTGTTACGAAAATGTCGTGGACTTTCCGCGTATCGGAAGATAGCTACGACCGCGACACACGCACACGCACGATCTTGAAAATTGCGAAGGTTTACGACGTTTCGGCGGTATCCATTCCGGCGAACGCAGATACCGATATTTCGGCACGATCCTATTTCGACGGAGTGATCGAGAGGGAACAGCAGGAGCGGCTGGAACGCCGGAAGAAACTTTTGAAAATCAAACTAATGACGGAGGTTTAACACAATGGGAATTAAAGAAATCGAAGCCCGCCTTGCGGCTATCAAGCAGGAGATCGAACAGCGCGGCGACGCTATGACCGCCGCAGAGATTGACGCGCTGGAGCAGGAAACCACCCAGCTTACCGAAGAGCGCGCCGGACTGATTGCCGCCGCCGAGAAGCGCAACGGCATTCTTGACAATATCGCGAAGGGCGCGGGCATTGTTTCCCGTTCCTTCCAGCAGAACAACGGCGACGACAACGCCGCGCCCGACGATCCCTTCGGTACGCCCGAATATCGTTCCGCGTGGCTGAAAAACATTCGCCGCCTTCCGCTGAACGACGCGGAGAAGCGCGCATTCAGCAACGCCAGCGGCGCGGGCGCGGAGGTTATCCCGACGCAGACCGCGAACGAGATTATCAGCAAGGTAAAGACGCTTGCGCCTATGCTGAATGAAGTTACCCTTCTGCACGTCAAGGGCGCTGTAAAGTTCGCGATCGAAGGCACGAACAACGCCGCCGCGATCCACACCGAGAACGCAAGCATTACCGCCGCCGCTGACACGCTGACCACCGTTTCCCTTTCCGGCTATGAGATCGTCAAGCTGGTTCAGATTTCCGATACTGTAATGACTATGAGCATTACCGCGTTTGAAAGCTGGATCGTCAATATGCTGGCGGAAGCTATCGCCCGCAAAGTCGAAGATTTGCTTATCAACGGCACGGGTTCTTCCCAGCCGAAGGGCATTGAAAACGCGAACACTTGGGGCGCGTCCAACAGCGTTACCGTTGCAAAGGCGGGCGCGCTTACCGCCGCAAACGTGCAGACGTTGATCGGGCTTCTGCCTTCCGGCTATGACCGTAACGGCAAGTTCGTTATGAACAAGAAAACCTTGTTCACCGACTTTATGCCGTTGCAGGACAACAGCAAGAACCACATTGTAACCGTTCAGAACAACGCGTACTTCGTGTACGGCTATCCCGTTCTTCTGTCCGATTACGTCGCGGATCACGAAGCCTTCTTGGGCGACTTCAAGAAGGTTTGCGCGAACCTTGCCGAAAATATCGGCGTGAAGAGCGCCTACGACATCGACACGAACAGCTACAAATATAGCGGTATCGCGATCTTCGATTGCGCGCCCGCTATCGGCGAAGCCATCGTGAAGCTGGTCAAGGCGACCGCCTAAAGCGGGAGGGCTGACAAATGCTTGACAAGGTAAAGCTGGCGTTGCGGTTGAGCGGGACGGCGCTTGACGGCGAAGTTTCCGATCTCATAAACGCGGCGATCGCTGATCTTCGCCTTGTCGGTATCAACATTCCGGCGGAAGCGGGATCGTCCAGTAAAACGCTGGGCGATCCCCTTCTTGATCGGGCGGTTGTGCTTTATGCAAAGGCGGAATTCGGCTTCAATGACGACGCGGAGCGTTACCGCAACGCATACGATTATTTGAAGTGCGCCTTGTCGCTGACCGCTGATTACACCGAAGAAAGCGAGGGCAAATAAATGAGATGGGGCGAACAAATAACATTGATCGCCTTGTCTGAACCTTCGCCGCGCACGAACGAACACGGCTTCCCCGTCGCCCGCACAGAAACCGCGACAACGGTTTTCGCTGACAAGAAATCCGTGGGCTTTTCGGAGTTCTACAAGGCGCAACAGGCGGGCTATACGACGGAATTAAAATTCGACGTGCATTCCTTCGAGTATGAGGAACAGCAGATCGTGGAATATCCCGTTTCGAGCGGGAAACGGTATCGCGTCCTTCGGACGTACACGCACGGGAACGGAGAATTTACAGAGTTGACGCTGGTTAATCTTCCGGAAGCGGAAGGGGGCGGCAACAATGGCGAAGTTTAACGTTGTCGGGCTGGACGACGTACAAGAAGCAATGCTTCGGCAAGACGCGATCGTTGAAGAAGCCGTGCCGGAAATGCTCAAAGCGGGTGGCGCAGTAATGCAGAAGGCACAGCAAGAAGAGATCAAGACAAGGTTCAACAGCAGACGAAGCACGGGGGCGCTTCTTGCGTCCATCAAAGTATCCGCCGTGAAAGAGATTGACGGCGGAAAACGGGTTGAAATCTATCCGAACGGAAAGGACAAGCACGGAGTACGCAACGCGGAAAAAGGCTTCGTCCTTAATTACGGGCGTTCAAATATGCCCGCGCGCCCGTGGTTCACGGCGGCGAATGAAAAGGCGGCGGACGACGTTGTTTCGGAAATGCGCCGCGTATGGGAGGAAAAGCAAAATGAAGAACGTTGACAGCTTGTTAAAAGCGGAGCTTGAAAAGCTGGGCGTTCCCGTCGAACGCCTTAAATACGGCGGGAAGGCGGCTTGCTTTATCGTCTATCAGCTTGTCGTGGGGCGCGACACGTTCTTTTCAGACGATGAAGAGGGCGCGCAGGAATTCACGTATCAAGTACACGTCTATTCAAAAACGGATTACATCGACATTCTTCAACGCTTGAAAACAGCATTGAAGGCGGCGGGGTTCTACGCGATCACGATAGACGCGGAAACATACGAACAGGACACGGGATATTACCACGTTCCCGTTGAAATCAAGTATATGGAGGTATGACACATGGCAACAATCGGTTTGCGCGATCTTTACCGCGCACCCATCACGATCGGCACGTCCGGCGCGGAGGAATACGGAACGCCCGTGCGTATGGCGAAAGCTATTTCGGCGGAGCTTTCCGTTGAAGTCGCCGAAGCGATCCTTTACGCCGACGACGGCGCGGACGAAGTTGTAAAAGAATTCGTATCCGGAGAAATCACGCTGAACGTGAACGATCTTCTTCCGGCTGATCTTGCCGCCCTGCTTGGACAGAAGCAGGACACGGACAAGGTTGTTTACGGTTCTGACAGCGACGAAGCGCCCTATACCGCAATCGGCTTTCGCGCGAAGAAGGCGGGCGGAACGTACAAGTACATTTGGCTTTACAAGGTCAAATTCGCGATCCCCGATGAAAACTACACCACGAAGGGCGACAGTATCGAATTTACTACGCCGGAGATCGTCGGACAGTTTATCAAGCGTTCCGACGGATTGTGGAAGGCTGAACACGTCGCAGAGCCTACGAACAGCGTGGCGACGGCTTGGTTCACTTCCGTTCGTGAGCCTAACAACGCGGGCGGTTAATCGAATATCGAAAGGAGGAACGGCGGGAAGTCTGAAAAGGCTTCCCGCCTTATTCTGCTATGAGCGCAATTAAAGACGGACGTTTCCCGATCATGCTGGACAAGGAAAGACACCTTCTTTTCAGTCTGAACGCGATCGACGAAATGCAAGACAAATTCGGCGGCTTCGATCGCCTTGATACCGTGCTTTCCGGAAAGGACAGCATTAAAAATCTTCGCTGGCTTTTGACCGTGCTTTTGAACGAGGGTGCAGAGGACGACGAAGAACCGCTTACCGAAAAACAGGTGGGCAAGCTCATTCATACGGGCAATTT